AAGGCTGGAGCGTTATACACCAGCCCAGAATTCGCTAACTTTGTATAAACAGCAATCATAAAATCTTCAAGATTTATTAGGTTGCCTTGATTATCGTAAGCTGGAGCGAACAAAGTAATTTTGAAATGTGCTGTAGGACTAATAGTTAAATTTGAATTATCGTTAGTGGTTAAATAAGGATCGTTTGGAGAAATGACTATTGAATTTGCTTGTGGCGCGCTAGGCGGATAAGAGAAAACTGACCAGACTGTAGGATTGTCTAAAGCTGTCGCTATTGTTGATCTGAGTGTAGTTATTGCGACTGTCATTAGCCGACCATTGATCTTGGGCCAGTATATGGGGCTATAAGACCCATTACTCGGCTCATCAAACTCCGGCCCATTTGAAACGGACTAGGTTGAAAATCAACGGCAGATCCACCTGTAGCTGGAGCCTGCCGTGCCTGCCACACCGCTACGGCTATCTGCATGGCAGCCTCACGAACAGCTGGAGTAGTTGCATATGAACTCTGTTTTGTATCTACGCCAGCCGCTTTGCCATAAGGAACAATAAGATGATAGGGATCATCAGCAGCCGTAACACTAAACTGGATAAGAGAATAACCACGAGGAAAATTAAAATTATTCCAAGGGAAAAAAGTGAAATAAGGAAAAGTGGTAGAGCCAACAGACCAAGGAAAAGTTGAAGTAATAGTTCGCGTACCGTTGTATGTAGCTCCACAATTACTGATTGTAACACTCTGACCAGTCGCATATGCGCCGGGAGTTGATAAAATTAAGGTAGCCACATTTGAAGCCAGGGCGGCAGCAACTACAGGTACAGAATCAAACCATAAGTAAGAATTAAGCAAATCTTCTGCCGTTTGGCACACTTCTTCAACTACAGAATCCGAATATAAACTTCCAATTCCAAGATTTGTACGAAGTTCCGCTTTAGTCACATAGGTCGCCGCCATGGTTGCCTTCTTTCAAACTACCCCGAGTGAAGGGCTACTCACCCGGGGTAGATCTAGTTAATTTACGCTGATTTAACGAATTTGCGGATTCCAGCAGCTTGCTTAGTTACATATGAGCCGTAACCATAGATTGCCAACTGTACCTGCATATTTGAAACGATATTTACTGAGAAGTATGAAGTTGGTGATGAGTACCAAGTTGCAGCTTCTGGAGCAACGATGAATGCCATGTTTGATGCAAGTGTTGAAACTGCATTGTTATCAACATATAGATCAAGTCCAAGAACATTGCCACGAATAGATGTTGGTGATGAAATACCAGCAGTATTCATGCCTGTTGTAGTTGGTTGTGCGTTGTAAATTGGGCGGCCAGTTGTATCAACTGCGCCAATCAATGCACCCCATAGACCAGTTCCTGCAACCATGTTGCGTGCGAAGTAAGAAGTTCCTGAGTAAACAAGTGGTGATTCTTTTGCAACATAGGCAACGATTCCTGCGCTATCAGCTGTCTGAGATGTAGCAGCAGTACCGTCAGAAATAAAACCGGCTATGACGGCGGCATCAATTGCTTTAAGGTACGCCCGTTGCATTTGAACAGTAAGTTCATCATAAAAAATTGGATCCGACCGCTCAAGCAATTCCAGCGTGACGGTATTTTGGCCGGCGTACTTGGATACAGTTGCGGTGATGTAATCGGTGACCATACCGGTATTTGATGGAGTACCTGATTCGGCTGTTGCCGCTACTGTAGGTGCAGTACCGCCACCATTTGTATCAAGTGATGGAATTGAAAATGACATTCCAGAAGTTGGAAGAGTGCCACGACTAATTGCATCAATTGCTGGAGTACCGAAGTTTGTGTTAGAAACGAATTCACGAAGGTACTGCACTGGGTTGAACGCCGGGTTTGTGGTTCCGATTGAGTCTACTGCTGCTTGTACAACAAGTGGATCCTCAGATGCTGCAACCCATAGCTTCGATTCCTCGTTGCCTAGAGATGCTTTGATCTTATGCTCTGTGTAACGACCCATAGAAGTAATTCCATGGCGTACAGTTTGTGAGCTGTATGGAGATGATGTTGCTTTAATGGTTGGGCGTGCTGCTTCTGGAGCTGCAGCAGCTTCAACCTCGGGTGTTACGGCTACGGGAGTTTTATCTTCCACGATTGCCTCGCTTTCGGTTTGGGTTTCGGTTTGGGTTGCTTCTGCAGTTTCGCTTTCGCTAGCCGCTACCTTTGTGACGATGGCATCCTGAAAAGCAGGAGATTCGACCAAAGAAACTTCTTTTAATAAAGCCGCTGACACATATAATGTGCCATCTTTACCCGGCTTTGATGCAGTTACTTCTACACCCACAGATAGACCTGAGATTAGATCCTCAGATGCCATTACTAAATAATCTTGACCTTTTTGGCTTGCACTCACTTTAAACTGACCACGAATTTCTGTACCAGTCTCAGAAAATGACATAGCACGCCCAATTGGATCTGTTGCTGAATGTTGCGCTAATAATTTTATTTTTTTAGGATCTGGAATAGTTATTGATCCCGGTTCAAAAACAACCGCTCCTGCGCTAGTCATGCCTACTTTATTAAATGGCACTACTACACCTGAGATGATTCTTCTACCAGCATCGCTGGCTTCAATAGGACTACTGAATGTTAATATCAACGCCTGATTCTCCGTTCGGTGATAGATCTTCCATAGCTTTAGCTTGATCTACTGAAATCAAGCCAAGGTTAAGCATTTTCTCTATTACATTTAATCTTGACATCGCATCTGATCTTAAGAATGATTCGTCTAACGACATGCGGACTACTTGTCCCCGGGGCGTTAGATCATCCATAGATAAACGATCCTCAATCGCTGTAATATAAGGTTGTAGGGAATATGCAACAAATTCTTTACGCCCATCAATTATGTTTTGGTATGTCATACTATTGTTGAGATCTGCCGAGATGTAATATGCTGGCACATTACAAGCGCGTGCCACTTGAGTGGCTAAATACTGGGATGCTTCCGAATACATCATTTCTTTAGGTGAAAATGATGCTGGTTGATATTCTAAACTTGAAGTTAAGTATGCAGTTGAACGATTTTGTCGGGCTTGTTTCCAAGTAGCTAATAATCCTTGAACTTGAGCATCTGGAAGGTCAGCACCAGTATTGCGAATGTATCCAGACGGCATCGGTGTTTGTGCAGCTATAGATGCCGCTGTTTCAATATCGATGGCTGACTTAATTGTTCTAGCAGCTCTTAAAAGTAATCCTTGATCCATCGCTTGGAATGTAATTAAACTTCCTACGCCATCCATGGGTACGCGAACGGAATCCAACATGTAGTATTCGACTTCGGTATTATTTTTATTTAATTTTTGTGATACACGATCATTTTGCACCCACTCAAAACGAGCAGGTCGTAGGTCGTCCTTGAAAACCTCGGTAACACGCCAATAAGAAACTCCATAGAAAAATAATGAATCAACAGTCCAAGCTATGGTTACAGATCTAGGTTGTCTTTTATCAGGTTGATCTACCCAAATTAAATTAGGTAATTCTTCTCCAGTTTTTGTAGAATAAATTTCTAATGGTACAGATGAAATAACACCTTTAATTAAATTAAGACATCTAGTAACTGCTGGTACAGAAACGGCAGCTTGTCGATCAATCGCATTAACATAATTGTTGTAACCACCAAAATTATTGTTACCGAACCAAGTACCATAAGGTACATCCATAATTGCAGGAGCATATTGAGCTTTAACGGACTTTTTATTATTTGTCAATCCCAAATTAGCCAATATACCCATAAGTGGATATTATATCATAAAACAGACAATTACTACTATATTATGATATTAGCGACACGCTGAGGTTTTGTTAGTTCATGGACAACCATAGCCAGTGAAATGGCAGCTGTTACATCTCCGGCAGATTTCCTTCTAATGATTCTCCAGCCCGCATCATTTGTTTTAGCTGCACAATTATTCAGATGTGCTACTAAATCTGTTTGCCCCGAATGAACAAGCCTTAAATTAGCTAGTGCATCCCCTAGATCACTACATGCTTGATAAAAGGCTTGTCCCGAGCAATCTTCTACTTTATGACCTGATTGTTCAAGTCTTTGAGCAATAGATTGAGTTGCATATTTATCATACAGGATCTTAGTAGGCCGATATTTCATCGCCCACTCGTTAATATCACTTGCCATCTTGATTTCATCGATTGCTACCTCAGATGACCATAGTTGCATCAAACCTGCTCCTATTTTACCGTCAGGAAGCACTTGCGCTGCAACAAGCGCTCCTGATCGTTTAGTAGGTGCTACATCGAAAGCCAAGACGGTTTGACTTCCTACTGGTAGCACTAAGTCTGATTGACTACAAGATTCGATTGATCCATAAACCCATGGAGATTGCAAAGAATCTACCCATTGGCAAAGCATCTCTGTCCGGGTGCTTTCAATAGAATTAGTTGCAACTGCTTCTTCTAAAGTCTCAGCTGTAATTAAATGACCCAAGGCTGGATTGGCCATAGCCCATGCTTTTTTGTCATGTATCTTACAATGTTGAGGTGCTGAGTATTCATACCAGCCAAATGACTTACTTGGATACGATAACGCAGATTCTCTTAATTCATTTAATACTGTTGAGAAGTAATCGCCAGCATTTGAGCAAGTAAATGTCATACCACCTGTAGCTCTAGTTGTAGGTCGAGCTGCTTTCCATGCTTCATCTGAGATCTCGCGGAGTTCATCTACGAAAAGGAAATTAGCGGTTTTTCCCCGAGTGCCATCGCGAGTGGCTGCAAGGATTTCATACCTAGCACCTTGTTTTGTAGTTATTGATTCTTGACCATTAGCGTATCTAATAGATCTGACTTGATTAGCAAGAAAGTCATTATCTTCAACTATGTAAGCTACATCGCGAAAGGTTTGTAAGGCCATATTTCTATTAGAACTTATACCTATGACTGATTTAGAGTTCCATAAGAACAAATGAGCAAGAATTAGCATACGAGCTAAATGTGTCTTTCCGTTCTGGCGAGCAACCAACAAAGCAGATGTCTTTCTAATGAATTCACCATTTTTATCGACTTTTAACATGTCATCTAACACCCAACGCTGGTAAGGAAGCAAGGGCATGCCAATCTTCTCTGCTAGATCAGCAACTTCTTGTGATTTAGTTGCACCTTTAAGCAAGGGTGTGTGAATCCGAGGTTTTAAAGCGCCTACAAGGGCTTTTTGTTTTGCCCCTCGTTTGATTGGTATGACCTGCGCCTCAACATCGCTCATATAGGCCTTCTAAGGCTTCTCAAAGGGTGATTCAGGTACGCTTGAGGTTGTTTTAGGGAGAGAAAGGTCAGG